AAGGACAGTGAGTACAATTATGAGTCATCAATCGTAGATCGTATACAAAAAGATCTTTGGGAAGCTGACGTGCTTGTTGGACAAAATATTAAATTTGACATAACATGGTTGAGATCATGTGGTTTTGATTACAAGGGAGTTTTATATGATACGATGGTTGCAGAATATCTTCGGTCGAAAGGAAGGCGTTGGTCTTTGGCACTTGATGCTCTTGCAAAACGCTATAACGTTACCCAAAAAGAAACGGACTTGGTTACACCATATCTCAAAGAGGGCAAAACGTTCTACGATATACCTGCAGAGATAGTAAAAGAATACGGCATTGCCGATGTAGTCGCAACAGAAGAGGTTGCGTTAAAACAACTAGAAGCCTTTGGCTTAACATTTGAGGAACTCTATGAAGGAAACATTAAAGTTATCGTTTGAAATGACAAACGTGCTATCTAAGATAGAACATAACGGACTAAAAGTTAATTTAGATACATTAGAAAAGATAGAAAAAGAATACGAAGATGAAATGCACGAGTTAGAAACTCGGCTACACGAACTGGCAAAAGAAGCTATGGGTGATACACCTATCAACTTGGCTAGTCCTGATGACAAAAGCATGTTGCTTTACTCTCGTAAGGTAAAAGACAAAGCGTTGTGGTCTATGACATTTAATCTTGGACACGAGATGCGTGGCAATACAATCAAACCCAAGATGAAAACTCGAATGAAAAACACAGAGTTTGTCAGATGTGTAAGACGCATGACTGACGTGGTATACAAAACTATTGGTCGCCAGTGTCAGACTTGTGGTGGTTCAGGCCGCATAACTGCATTGAAGAAAGATGGCAGTGTTGGTAAAGCCAAGCGAGTGTGTAAAGTCTGTATAGGCAAGGGCGTAACTTACACATCTACTGGTGAGGTGGCAGGGTTCAAGCTTATACCACGTACAGTAAGAGACACTGCATCAGCAGGTTTCAAGACAGACAAAGTAACCTTAGAAGATAGGCTATCTGAATTAGATGGTAATGCTCGTGAGTTCTGTGAAGCTTATGTACGATACAATGCTTTGCGTACCTATCTATCTACCTTTGTTGAGGGTATGAAAAACAATGTGGATGACGATAGTTTTATTCATCCTGAGTTTATGCAATGTGTGACTGCTACTGGTAGACTATCTAGTCGCAATCCTAATTTTCAGAACATGCCACGAGGTTCAACGTTTGCCATACGTAAGGTTGTTGAAAGTAGATTTGAAAACGGATTTATACTTGAGGGTGATTACTCACAGTTAGAGTTCAGGGTGGCAGGGTTTCTTGCAAAAGATAAACAAGTGTACGATGATGTAGAAAAAGGCACAGATGTACACAGTTATACAGCATCCATCATAGGTTGCTCTAGACAAGAAGCAAAAGCACACACATTTAAACCTTTGTATGGTGGCGTGAGTGGCACACGCAGTCAACAACAATACTATCAAAGGTTCAAAGAAAAGTATGAGCAAGTTAGTGAGTGGCATAAACAACTAGAAAAAGAAGCCGTGACTACAAAACTTGTTAAATTACCGTCAGGTCGAGAATACTCGTTTCCTGACGCTAGATGGACAGAGTGGGGTTCAGCTACTAATCGTACTGCTATATGTAATTACCCTGTTCAGGGGTTCGCTACGGCTGATCTATTGCCTATTGCGTTGGTTAGGCTAGATGAACAGATAAGAAACAATAAAATGAAGTCTGTGATATGCAACACAGTACACGATTCTATCGTTGTTGATGTTCATCCTGATGAAAAAATAGATATGATACTAATGCTGCAGGATGCTATGTTGTGTTTACCAAGTGAGACAAAACGTAGGTATGGATTAGAATATGACATGCCAGTTGGCATAGAATTAAAGATAGGAAAAAATTGGCTTGACTTATCTGAAGTAGAACTGTAGGCTCTGATTACGTTAACCTTAAACAAATAGAAAAGGATAAATTTAATGGACACAAACGTACAAACTATGAATACTGAAATTGATAACATCGTTGGATCTTTCAGTAATGACGACATTGAATCTTTGATGAACTTGACTGGACAGTCTACTGTTTCGAAGTCAAATCAAGGACTCTCAAGACTAAACATAAATTACGATGTTGAGACTGAAGATGGTCAGACACTCACTCGTGGTGATTGGAAGATGATGTATGAAGGCGAGATGGTCTACGCCAAAACAGTTTTAATTAGACCAATATTACGAACTTATGAGTGGAGCGTGTTTGATCAGGAGCTAGGTAACTTCTCATGTAAGTCTGTGCAGAAGCCTACCATGTCAGGTGACTTCCCTGATACAGAGGGTGGCAATAAGTGTGGTCGCCTATCTCCACAAGAGGAAGATAAACTAAGTGATGATGATCCTGCTAAGTTGAGATCTCGTACTGCAGTGTGCAATCAAGTATTGTATTGTGTAATTAGTGGCGATTTTGTTAAAGCCAACAAAGAAGCAGTAAAAATCGATAGCCATCCAGTCGTTGCTTACTTTAAAAAGTCAGGGTTCGTGCCAATGAAGAATTTTATTGAAAGCCTAACTAAACAAAAGAAGATCATGCAGAAATGTTGGATCAATATGGCAACGGCTAAACAGAAGAAGGGATCGGTTACTTATTGGACACCAGTTCCAACTTTGAAAAGCGAAACTGATATTACAGATCAAGATAAGGAGTTAATGAAAAAGTTTGCTGAAACTGTTAAGGCAGCTAATCAGTCTGTACTAGAACAAAGCAGGGATTATTCCAAGCTACAAGTTGTAGACGCAGACGACAGCTTGGCAAACGATTTCAATGCTACTCCAGTTTAAAATCCAAGACTATATGGAACGTGCTAGTAGGGGGGAAGTAACTCTTCCCCCTGAAGCCGTTTTGGAGTTTGCAAAATCGTGCAAAGAGCTAAACAAAGAGAAAAGCTACAAGATAAGAATGTCAGGTTTAGGCAGACCAGTCTGTCAACAATTACTAGAGAAGCGTGGCATTGAACAAGAAACAAAATACAATCTTTTATTTACGTTTTTATTTGGGGATATAGTAGAATCTATAGCCGTGCTTGTGCTTGAACAAGCAGGCGTTGATATCGTAGCTAAACAGAAAGCAGTTAAGCTTACGATAGATGGAACAGATGTAAGTGGCACGTTAGATTTAATTATACGTGATGAATTTGGACAAGAGAAAGTTTGGGATGTAAAGTCTGCAAGTGAGTGGGCATTTAAATTTAAGTACACTGGCTACGGTGGATATGAGAAAATAAAAGAAGATGATCCGTTTGGATACATAATGCAAGGTCATTTGTACGGAGAAGCAACTGGGTTGCCGTTTGGTGGTTGGATAGTTATAAATAAATCAAGTGGAGAAGTTGCCGTTGTTGAAGCACCTGAGTGGCAAGCAGATGATAGAAAAGAATATTTAGCTGACGCTAAGAAAAGAATTAAGATACTGACTGATGAGTCATTAGAGTTTAAAGTACCGTTTAAAGATGTGTTTGAGACATACAAAGAAGATGGACAAGAAATAAGAACTGGTAACAAGTTGTTACCCAAGCCTTGCACTATGTGTAGTTTCAAAGCACACTGTTGGAAAGATGCAGTGCTGCATGATAAAATAACATCGAAAGCTAAACAGCCACCACAAGTGTGGTATTCTAGATTGAAAAAGAAAGCATTGTGATGTCAGTTGTATATGTTCGTGAATATCAAATAGATCTTATGAAATTAAACGAGGACTTGTACCACGTTTATATAGACTCCCATGTGGAGACTGGGGGTGGGAGAGACACTGTTTATCTACGTCAACATGAAAGAGGTATTCCCCTTACTCTTCGTGAAAACTTTTCAGACAATGGATCTCTCACCTCTCTTACTGAACAACGAGATATAATGAAAGTAGAAAATGAGTTTCAAACAATTCACTATGTTTTGGGTCAAGGCAAAGTAATATGTGTGCCGATATACCCTTTAACAAAAGAACTTATCACAATAGAAAAACAATCCCCCAAGTTGATCGGATACATAAACGTACGGATACAATCATTAGGGTTGAGAGAAATGATATGAAGAGATTACGATTTAGATCACGATTTGAGTTGCAACTTGCAAAAGGTTTGGCTGATAATAAAGTCAAGTTTGAGTATGAGTCTAAGAAGTTTCTTTATGTACCCAAACCAAGAACTTACACTCCTGATTTTTATCTAGTTGAGACTGGTATCTATATAGAAGCGAAAGGTCATCTAGATAAGGCAGATAGAGTGAAGATGGCTCTGGTCAAGCAACAACACAAAGATCTTGACATACGATTTGTATTTATGAACGCAAGAAATAAGATATACAAAGGTAGTCGAACAACCTATGCCGATTGGTGCAACAAGCATGATTTCAGGTGGGCAGAAAAGTCAATACCTACGGAGTGGTTTAAAAATGGATGAAGATGAGATAAGAGAATTTGTAAAAAAGATGCAATTACAGAAAGGTCATTACTATATCATACTCACAGATGTAGGCGATGATAAATTTAAGATGCATGCATATGATACAACTGGCAACAAGTATAAAAACGAGATGGATCATACAACTGGATCTGTTATACATGAGGGTCTTGTTGGAATATTGACTGGTAAAACTGAAGAGGTGTTTAATTTTGGTATGTCAGAGCTTGCGTTCAATTATACAAGCAAAAGAATATTCGGTGAGATAGAAGATGAGAACGGTGAAAAAATAAAATACAAAGATAATGTAATTAAAGTTGATTTTGGTAAAAAATGATGTTAAGGCATGTAGAATATATGAGGAAAAGAATGAAAGAAGAACAGGCAAATATGCAGTCTGATAATATAGAGATGAGTAATATGGTTGACCATCCACCACATTACAATACATCC